CGTCAAAGCCGCGCACAAAAGATTAAAATGCCGCGACCGCCCTCACATAGTAGCTGCCGTTCTTGCGGTCGTTGTTGGAGTTGAAACTGGAAAAGCTGACGCTCCATGCGCCGTAACTATAATACTCCGAGGAACTCCAGTAGCCGGACGACGTAAATTGAGCAAAGAGGTTGTCTGCATACGCCTGCTTGAAGATGTTTTTATTTTCGGGGGTGTTGGAGTAGCCTTGCCTGTGATACCAGCACAGTCTTGCAAGCAAGCCGTTTGCAGGAAGGAACCAGTTGTGAGCCTTGAATTTTTCGGCCAAGACGAAGTCGCCCGACACGGTAGGCTGATAGGCGTAGGCCGCACTTGCAGCCGGATAATAGAGTTGAGTCCATTTTGCTGTGTTCGTTTCCGAATAATGGCTTGCCATGTAGCTTCTCAATGTACCCATCAGGCTTGCAAGGCTCTCCAATTCAGTTTGTCCGTTGCCAGCATGAGGGGTGTCGAGAGGGCCAAGACGGTCTTCCAAAACTCCATTATCAGGGTCAGCGGGGATCATCACCACACCGTTGTTCAGAATCTTGTTACGATGCTCAATGATTTTCAGTGTCTTGGCATAGCCGCTGTTCACAATGTCGCCTACCGAATAGCCGTCACCTGCAAGAGCGGCCAATGAAGCATCCAAAGTGCGAGCTCCGATGTCGCCGTCTGCATACGAACTACCAGCCACATTGCCACCAGTCACACCGTCACCGTTGGCCACATTGTAGGCGTAGGGCTTGAATCCATGGTTCTGAATGCCCAAGGTGCTTGTTTCGTCACGCATGTTCGCATCGTTGATGGTAGAACTCGATGCGCCAGTGGTCGTGAAGTTGTTGATGGTCGGAATGTCGTAGAATGTCGATGTCGTAAGATTGGCTTCAGGGCATTTCAACGCATGATAATAGTTGTTTCCGTCCGCTGGAACCAAGTCGTGAATACATCTTGAAGCATATTCCGCCTCGTTCGTATTCCTATACGAACCCCATTGCCATGAAGTGAATGTCAATCCACCACTGCTTTGGCTACCCGTGGCCGACACATTTTGCAGTGCCACCATCAAACGCTTCTGTTTGTCCTGTGGATGGAACAACTCGGCAACGATATTGCCCTGCGAATCCTCGGGTGCAAGGTAGCAGCAAATGCCAATCACCTGTTTTTCTCCATCGTAGGTGTTGGGCGATGAATAGGTGCCGTCATGGTACACATAATCGCCCAATGCGGCCTTTCTGTTGTACAATGATATTTCCTTCGATACGGTTATCATGCTGTATGTACCATCGTAATAGGTGGTTATCATGGCCGTGACCGTTGCCGTATCGCTGAAATTTGACAATGATTGAACCGTCAGGACTCCTGTAACGGGGTCAATAGTCGCCTGCGTGTACTGCAAGCCCGAAAGAGACCAGCGTATCTTGGTGAAGCCGTTTACATAGGTCGAGTTGGGTACGATGCTGAACGGGTATTCCGTACCTCCGTCGTTGTAGAAATTTCCCTTGATCGAAGCCGATGCAACCTGTCTTTTGGCATAATCCAGCAACAGGCCCTGATAGTCTGCGCTGGTCGCATCATCCACATTGCCCCATTTCTTGTTGAACTTATCCTTCAAGGGGAAAGTGACCGCATTCTGCGTCGGGTTGGGTTCATTGATGCCGATGGTGCCGTTGATGTTGATGTTCTGAAGGTCTGCCATCCACGAAAGCACATCTACCGACAAATCCGTCCACGCCAAATCCCTCAAAACAAGCGTGTTCAACTTCTGTTCCGTCTGCTGGGCCTCGTATGTGGCTACCACTATTTGCTTCGTAGGAACCAACGGGCATCCTGTAACGCTCAACGATTCAAGCGAGGCGTATCCTTCCATAGTCAGTGTCGTAAGCGATGGTTGTGCCGCCAAGGTCAGCGAAACGATGGTTGCAGGAAGATGAAGCGTTGTCAGCAATGATGATGCTGGTATCAATGCCGTTGCTATCGAGGTTCCGCGCAAGTCTATTGATTCAAGTCTCGTCAATGAGGAAAAGTCCTTTGTCCCCGCAATGGTGCTGCATCCTTTAAGCGAAAGCCTTTGCAGGTTGGGTGTGGAAAGGTTAATCGTGCCTGGGGCAAACGATGTGCTTCCATTGGTAGGCTCGGCTATAAAGTCCGTCAGGCGGTTGCCTATCACGGTCAAAGTGTCATTGTGGCAAACCATGTCGCCGATATTGCCAATCTTGCGGTAGTAGTTTAATGCGGCAAGGCTCACCGATGAATCACCGCTAATTTCACCTGATGTTGACACCGTGAATCTGTATGTTTCGCCCGGGGCCACGCGCACATGTGGGTCAACGGTCACACGGTCTTTTGCTCCTGTTGGATATAGCCATTGGTGAGGCACCACCTCAAATGTGTATTCTCCACCGATATAGCCGCTGCCGGGCGACATGGAAAGTGCCGCACCGCTGTCTTCAAGTCCGACAACACCGCTGTTCACACCGCTTGAGAAGTCACCCCAACACGCATAACTGGCAACAAGCGCAAGTCTGCGCTTCATATATTGTCTCTCGCTCTCCAACTGGCTACCTACCTGTTGCGTGATGGGGTCAACACCACGGGCTTGGTTGCCGTAGGAGATATAACCGAACGACTTCGGCCATTCATATCTCAATCTTGCTTGTTCAGCATAAGCCACTTCTGGGAAATAGTTCTGTACCGAGAAGAAATACTTTTCAAGGCATCCGTAAACGCTGATGTCGTAGCCATCTGTGGCACTCACCAGCCCCGACATGGCCGTCAGCACGGAACGCATATTGGAGCGCAAGCCTGTGCCGATTTCCTCGTATGCAACTTCAAGGAGATTGAACAGCGACGAGCCGCTGCCTTCATAGTCCGTCTGAGTCTTGTATCCGTTGACATAATCCGCTTGGTCGTGGATGCGGTCAAGGAAATACACCTTGGTCTGTCTGCCGTTGTTGTCGGTCTTCAGGATGGAATCAAGGTCATCTTGGTCAAGCCAAATCACACCGCTTACAGGGTCATATTGATAATAGGTGTTCTTTGAGCAGTTGTCAGTACCCGCCATGAAGAAGTTGACGAGATTGTAATGCGTCAAGTGGTTCTGAACATGGCCGACCGAGCCGAAATTGTCGGCTCCGTGCTGGGCAATGGCATGTCTAAAGATGGTGTTCAGTTTGGAATAGTCGCCATAATCGGGGCCAGCCACCCAATTAGCGTATGCAGCTGCGGTCATGCCGTCGGTGGTCAGGTTGCGCACACCTGCGGTATAGGTCAAGTTCTCTTGATCCCATGTACCCGCGTCTGTCCATCCGTCGTTGACGAAATCGTAACGCAACAGATGGAAGGCGTAATAGCCCTGCGTACACCAATATTGGTGTTTCTGCATCTCTGCCATTTCCGTGGCCACATCGTTGTCGGTGGCGGCCTGCGTCCTCATATTCTCCCAAGCCAACAAGAAGGCATCTTTCGTGCCGTTGTAGTAGCGGAGCGAAGTGGTGTGGCAATAGATAAAGTTCACATAACGCCTGAAGATGGTGTCGTTGATGGCAATGGGGTATTTCTTACCGTTAATCTTCTGCGTCGCTCCAAGTCCGTACTCAAAACTCTTGGTGCCGTTGTAACACCATGCCTCATCGTCGGGATTGTAAACAACATTCTCATCGGCTGGCACACGGAAGTCACACAGCGGCAAGTTGTTGTTCAATCCCTCAAAGGCAAAAGTCCTGTCATCTGCCTTGTATCCGAACACGGCTTTGTCAAACTTGCCGTGGCCGAAGGTACACATGCCCCTGAACTCCACCTTGCCATTGTCTTGCGGATGCTCGGTGAAGAAAAGGAAGTTATCTTCATAGACCGAGAATCTTGCGCCTGCCTGTGTCAACGAGTTGCCTCCTGTCACGGCCTGCATCGTGTCATGATAAAGACGGGTTGCGGCCATCTTGTGGCTCTGCATGGGCGATGCGTAGTTGATCTTGTTGACCAGCTTCGTGCATTTGGGGCCACCAATATAGGAAGTATAGAATTGTCCGTGGTACATGCCCATCTCACCGACATTATCACTCCAGCCGTTTCCGTCAAACCAACCGTCCACCACTTCTATGGTAACACGGGCTTTCTGCTCGTCGGTGAGCGAAGCGTAACTTGTGCCTTCGATGCGCTCTCCGTCGAGATACATCGGGTTGGCGCAATCCTCGCCAGTACTCTTCGCGGCTTTCCAACCGAAATCGGAATGCACCTTTGAGAACGGGATGATGATGCGGAAGGTGATGCCGTCCACCTTTGTCTGCTCGTTGTTGTCCCAATAGGTGTTTGCGGTAGAGCCTTGGGGGGTGACCATCAGGCATTTCGCATCGCCAAGCAAGCCGTTGATGTAAGCCAAATAGGCGGCTTTTCCTATCGTGCCGCTCAAATTCGGGTTGTCATGGTCAATGCGCCAATAACAGGGATAGCCCGGGTCTTTGCTCTGATTGAGTTTGTATTGGTCTTGGCCAACAAGTGTAAGGCAACGGAATCCCGCCGCCTTGGCCTTCTCGTAATCTATTCTTCCGCTGGTGGTGATGGCATTGCGGGTTTTCATGGCCCGCTTCTCTTCTGCCGTTGGCAACGAGGCCACACGGTTTTGCCTCACCTGTTCGGCTGATAGTGCGGAGCGGTAGCACCTGATGCCGTAAATGTCGATGTCGGCGTGTGGGTTTCCTATCTTGATGCCGCCGTGTCCGTCACCTTGGCACCATGTACCCGCTGACGGGGTGCTTCCAAGTTGGGCATAGACCAATTCACGCTCGGGCTTGCCGTTGACATACACCTTCGCCAACGAAAGCGGATAACTTGTGGCTCCGTTCAGCGTCTGCTGCCATGTCAATTCGTCTGCTGCCTTGGTGATAACTTCGGGGTCTATCACAATGGAAACATGGTTTCTCTTCCCCTCTTCCCATCCAAAGTTTTGGTTGTCGTTGCTTTGGTTGCCGACACACTTGATAAATCCTTCCAACGGCAACATGCGCAATCCCAAGAGTTCACCCGCCACAGTTTGGCAAATGTCAATGATAGGCTCATCCTCTTGGGTAATGTTGCGCACGGCGAAGTCAATGTCGATGGTCAATTCTGCCTCGCCGTCAGTCTTGAACTGCGAAAACGGCTCATAGTATATAATAAGGTATTCTCCAGCAAGCACCCTCAACACCTTTTGGTTGTTCGAATCCGTGATCCAGGTGTCAATGTTGCCGTTGAACCCTGACCAAGAGGAAGCAACCACCTCGCCCGTCCGCTGGTTGATGATGACAAACGGGTTGCTCTCGCTGTTGTTGCGGTTTTTGGGGTTCAGCACGAAATGCGCTCCGGCAACGGGGCTGTAGTCCTCCGAGTTGTCAACCGTAATCGTGATGTTCCGCTGGTGTATGCTCTCAAACATGAAGTTGATGGGCGTATCGTTCGCACCGTAGCGGAATATGCGGAGATAGGCCGTGTATTCCGCATCGCTGCCCTCAACCTCAACGGTGGTGTCAATGTCATAGATGGTATTGGAGCGTACATTGACCTCGCTCCTCATGTATTCCGTATTGTAGTCGGTATCGTTCTCGCAATAGTCGGTAAGACGGATGGAGATGGGCATTGTGTCGCTACTTGCCACAGTTGGATCGTTGGCATCGGGAATCCAAACGGCGTAACTCGCCAATATCACCCTTACGAAGTTCACCACGTTCTGCTTCACCTGCTGAAGCATCAGGAACGGGGCTGTCAAGTCCGCTCCTTCGGTTTGGGGATTGACCACCATAAAGCGGCTCACAACGACATCACTCGACAATTCGTTGCCGTCGCCGTCCTCGCAAGTCACCCATGCCGTGACGGTATGGATGCCGTGCGTCAATATGCCGATGTTCTGTTTCTCCACCTCCGACCATGTTAATGGCGATGTGGTCGGATATTCCGTTGAGGCTGGAATGGTCGAACTGTTATAGGTATAGGTACCCAAAGAGCCGCTGACCTGCACATGCAGCACTTTGTCAACGGCACCGCCTATGGCGAAACTCAACGGGAAAACGCCGTCTGCCGCCATGATGGGGCGGTTGATTGCCACCATGTTCTGGATGGTGAGCTGCGTATAGGTTACATTGCTCCAAGTCTGCCATGCGCTCTGCGCCGTTGTCACCACATCGCCATTGTCGTCATAGACAGTATAACTTGCCCTCACCCTGATTTGCTGTGGGTTGCTGGTAGAAAAGTATTGGCCGATGTCTATCTCATCCCAAACGGTCGTGGCTTCAAGGTCGCGGCTGTTGATGTATTGTGTGCCTACTGTGGTCCAACTCACACCGTTGTTGATGCTCCGCTGGAAGGTAAGCGTACCCATCAGGCCAGCGTTCTCTGTAACACCGTTGTCGGTCACGGTGCCGCAAAAGCGAATCTTGGCCTTGAAATCCTTCGTGATGGAGATGATTGGTTTGTCGGTGGCATTGTCTGTATGCACGAAAAGACGCGCCGAATAGGTCGCGCCTGTGGTCATGGCAATCTGCGTTGGCAAGTCCATAAGAAGCAAACTTGCGTGTGCCGAGGGGTCTGACATGTATGTTGTCGCATCGGCCTCGGTCGCAAAACCAAGGATATGGATGTAGTTGTCAACCACCGTAGTCTTTAATGACCCCAACTTTAATCCAATCACCGACTTCAACAAATCCTCAACACGCGATTTGTCGTAGCCGTATTGGCCTTGTGCGTCAGTACCCGACCATGGTGTCGTTAAATCGGGTATCGGCTCGTTTATTACTCTTCTTCTTGCCATTGCCTTTTGTATTGTCGTTTACCATGAATCACCGTGAAACCATCCGTCACCCCAAAACCATCCGAGACCTTCCCTGATGGCTGACCACACCAATCTTGCGCCCCTGCGTATCTCCACAAAAGCCAAACGGCCTTTGCGAACATCGACTATATCTTTTCTACCAACACTACTCATACCTCATCCTCGTATATGAAATAGAACATGTTGTCATCAACAACATCAAGGTTGTCGTATTGTTCCTCCGTAAGCACCAAGTAATGAAGTCCAGGTATCACGCCTATGTTGATACCATTGTCCAACTCCACTGTTACTGCTGGGCCATTGGCAATGTCAGGCTGTCCCACCTCCAGCCCTTCGGTCAGAACCTCTATATCTATAGTATGTCTGTCCGCGCTCATAGAAGTTGGTTGTTGTGGCGTTCAGCAAAATCAAGTGTTACAAGGCTTGTGCAGTGGTAAACCTCTGTCAGTTGATCGTCAACAACACTCACTTCAACATTGTACGCACCAACAAGGTTTACGCTGTCCTCATGGCTCACCTTCCAAATGTAAATTGGTTCTACCGCACTCGCGTCTCGTATAATGCTGCCGTTGCTGAGTTTGGCCGACAAAACAGGTTTGCCTTTCGTGGTATAGACACCAACAATAAGGTCATAGCCTTCGGGAATAACTGACTGGATGCCGTTTTTCCTGTAGGTGAACCGCAACTTGTAGGTTGAGCCTTGCGTAATGGGTATCCTGTTCGTAGCCATGGTTCTACTCCGCCTCCTGTTCAATATCAGAACTGACAACGCTAACGTCGTCAGTCAATTCGAATGTAATCTTCCTGAGTGTATTGGTCTTTTGGAACACCACGGGTATCTTGAAGGTGTATTGCGCATCGGTGCCGTATGCAATGCTCGATTCAAACATGATGCCCGTATGCACTGTTCCATTGGCTTCCGTAATCGTGAAGCCGTTGGTCCACGCCTCGCCGTTGTTCATGTCGTTGAGGTCGGTGTACGACGTGCCGTCGGCCTCCGTCGCCTCAAGGAAGTTCACATTGGCATGGCCGACCATGTAGTACAAGCCTCCCGCATGGCCAATGGCGTTCACGGTGTTGCCGTTGCTGTCCTCGAAGCGGTCTATCGCCATGATGACACCTGCGGCACTCTGCACCACCTCAATGTTGGCCTGCCCTCCGTGGTCGGCTTCAAGGTCAAACTGTTTCGACCTCTCGTCCCTACCAGTGTGTGATTGCACACTGAATGACAATTGCCCATTGCCCGACAAATCGTCATGGTCGTTGATGGTCACAAATCCGTATGCCGTGCTGCTCATGCTCCCTCCTTATCATTCATGTACGTTTACCTCCCAATCATCATTCGACAGCACATCAACATCGACGCTGCTTGAACCGTTGCTTTGGCCGTTGGCACCGAAGGTGATGGTCTTGCTGGTCGTGCCTGTCGTGTCAACATAGATGTAGCTTGAACCTGCGGCTTGTATGATGTTGGCCTGCCCCGTCACTCCAGTTGATCCTGTGGCCGTCAGGGTGCAGTATCTTGAACTGATGGTGGTGTTGGCTGCAATGGTGATGACGATGGAAAAGGCGATTTCCTTGGTCGCGCCCGGGTCGCCCGCAAAGGTCTGTCCGCTCACGGCTTGGTTGCCAGTCGGCGTAATATCGCCAGCGGGTTGGATGCTGAAGTAGGTCGGCAAGGTGCCGATGCCGTCGGCATCCACAGTCAGGGCGAAGTCAAGTCTCGGGGAGTTTGTCCTGCCCGTGATGGTGATTTGACCGCCTGCAGCCGTGGCCGCATACGACACTTGGTCGAAGATGATGTACTCGGGCAGCGGCAGCTGTATGAACTCAATCTGCGCCGTGGGCGGGTTCTCGCTGTCGTCATCCACGGTTACGGTGGTGTAGCCCCTGCGCTGCACACGGCCTTTGTAGGGGCCGAGGCAGGAATGGGTAAGGTAACCGTTCCCTGAAGTCGCTCCGTGGTCGTTGACCGACATCCAATCTACATCGTTGTATATCATTGCTCGTTTTCTTTATTGTTGTGTGGTGTTGAATCTTTCTCCGACAGGCGGGTTGAGCCGTGCGTAATCCGGGTCGATATAGAAGGGCTGCACCGCCATGCGGTCGTATTGCGCAGCCTCTTGAGTCTTGCCGATGCCGCGAAGCACATGCGCCGTGATTTGGTTGAGGCATGGGTACTTCAAAGGCGCGCAGATAGAGGTGTACTTGTCGCCGTTATAGGTCAGGACGTAAGGCTCGGGGACATACTGGCCGAACATCATGGTGGCCACGTTCGAGGTGCAGGAATACAGCTCGGCCATTGCGATGCCGTTCTGATGCACCAACGCGCCTATCGGCTTGGTGTTTGTGCCGCGTAGGTAACGGTTGCGTTGCTTGCGGTACTCCGCGCTGTCCTCGTTGACCAAGGTCTGTATCGGCCTGTCCCAGTCGCTCATCTGCAAGGTGACGAGACGCAGGAAGTCTGACGGCAGCACGAGGAAGTATTTGTAGTATTCCAGCTGGAGCGTGCGCTCCGGCTCTCCCTCGCTCACATCCACCTCCCAGCTCGGCACCGTGCGGACGATGACATTCTGCATACCCCCTTCGGGCGGGAAGATGAGCGTCTTAGGCTCGACGACAAGCACCATTTCGTCCTCGTCGTCCCTTCCCGCGGTCTCGCAATAACACGGGAACTTCTCCAAGGGATAGCCGTCTTTCAACAGCACGTTGGGCGCGTCAAGGTGCATCTTGCGCACCGATGGAAGCACAGCGGCTTCTATCTCCTTATCCAAGTCCTCCACGGCGTTGTCCGATTGCACAAGCAAAGCGTCCTCGTTGTTCGACAACTCGTCCAGCCTTGCCTTCACATACGCCTTAATATCGCTGAAATAAAGGGGTAGCATGATTCTTTTTTACTGGTTTACCATTTCATGTTCGGCAACTCGATGCCAAGCTCCTTGACTTTGGCCTTCATGGCGTTGGGCGATGAAACCTTCTGACGGTCGCATCCGCATTCCTCCACGAGGTAGTCGCGCAACTGTTGAATGTTCACGATGCTTTCCGGGGAAAAGGCTTTCTTGGCCTGCTCCAGCGGAATCGGGTCGCCATCGGGCAAGATGTGTCTGCCGTACAGGTCGCTGTGTTCAATGGCGCGCTGCACAATCTCGTTCGAGGTCTGCATGGTGGCGCATTGGTTCAGGCGCATGTTGCCGTTCTCGAAGTGGCAGGTCACGTCAACGCCTGCGTAGGTCAGTTTGATGATGGCTTCGTTGATGCGCATCTTGTATCTTTTCAGGTATGCCATATTTCTCTATGTTTTTGTGGTGAATGATTTGTTTTATAAAAGAGGACAGCCTGCCTCTCGGTGGAGCGACAGGCTGTCTCGTTCGGGTTTAGGCGGCAAGTGCGCCAGAATACTTCTTCCAGCTGGTGGTGCTGGCGTCGTATTGGATGATGTCGCCCGCGTTGAAGTTCAGGGCGGAGTCATGCAGCATAATCAGCAAGCCGTCAACCAGTGCGGCAGGTGCCGTGCCTTCGGCTACATCGGTGTTGCCGATGAAGTAGGCACTCTTGGCGGCGGTGGAGCCGTCGTAGTCACTGCCGGTGTGGGTGCTGTCCATGCTCAGGTAATAGTCGGCGTTGCTGACCGTCACCTTGTTGTAGAAGTCGTACACCTTCACGTTGTCGTACACGGTGTCCATATGGTAGATGACGTTGGCGGGGCCAATCAGCATGGAGTTGTATCCACGCAGGCAGATGCAGTCAATCTTCACGTGGATGTCGCGGGTGGCTTCCAGCGGCTCCTTGCCTTGCTTGCTCAAATCCACCGTGGTCTTGTCGCCTTTGTTGGGCTTCTTCCAGTAGTGGGTGGCATTCTTCATGTCGATGACCATGGCGCAGTCCTCGTAACCCATTTCGTCAAGGATGGGACACAGTTTGAAGTTGAAGGTGCCGAACGAGGTCTTGAACTTCGTGATGTTGATGCCGAAGGTAGTCTGTTCTGTCAGGATATTGGTCTGTGCCACCTTGGTGAAGTCGAGGTTCAGGAGCTGTTCGATGAAGCCGTAGGAGCAGTACACCTCGGCCACGTTGCTCATGCTCCACTTGCCGAACTGCATTCTCTGCATGGAGATAAGGTCGCGGAAGGTAAGGTTGCCGTTGGTGCAGTACTTCATCAGCAGCTGCGTCAACACGCCTTCCTCGTAGTAGCAGTTCACGATGCCAAGTTCCTCGTCGTTCTCTTGCAGCACGTTCGGGACACCGCAGAGCTTGGTGCGCTCGTTTTCCTGGCGGAACACCATCATGCCGTTGTCCTTGATGTCCTCGGTGAAGAACGGGAGTTTCTTCTTCTTCTCCTTCCACTCTTCCTCGATGGTGGTGTTCATAATCTTCTTTTGCAGGTAGCAGTCCACAAGGACGGGCTTGGTGTTCTTCGGCGACACGGCCAACTGTGCGGTGTGGCCAGCGGTGGCCATCATCTGCAACTTGGTGCCTACCGGCATGGCGGGAACCTCGTACTGGCCGTTGGTGTAGTAGCCGTTGACGGGGATAAGGGTAATCTTCGCGCTGGTACGCGACACAACCTTCAGCACCAGCTCACCCTTGACGGTGTTCTGCTGGTCTTGCGTGTAGCCGTCAACGCCTTTCACATGGACGGTCTGCGAACGGCCGAACATACGCTGGGCGTCGCCCGAGATGTTGTAACCCGAACCCGTGCCGATGGTCAGTTCAACGACACCCGTGGAGGTCAGGCTGGTAGCCTTCTGCAAGGTGCAGTCCATAATCGGGGTGGCCATAGCGGCGTGTTCCTGTTTGTAGTCCGTCACCTTCTTCTGTCGGGCAATGGTCTCAATGTCCGTGGTCAGCGTGTAGTTGAACGGTCGGAACTTGACGATAAGATTATCAATCTCGTCATCGTTGAAGTCCTGGTCGCCTGTTATGCCAGCCTCCGTTGCGGGTGTCCCCGAAAGGTCTGTGTCAAGGCCTTTGGTGTCAGGACTGGCGGTCTGCGACTGCGGAGCGTCGGTCTGCGGCGTGGGAGTGGCAGCGGCCATCGACAGGTCGGCACCCATAAGCAACGCCACGAATGTCAGCAAAAAGCTGAACAGCGAAAGAATCTTGAATTTCTTCATTGCTTGTGATTTTATTGGTTATTACTTAGATTTGTTGTCATGCTTCCTCCATCTCATGCGAGAAAGGATTGTAGAATCTCTTCTTCTGCACAGGTTTTGCCTCGGGAGCGGCTGCGCCTTGGCCTCCGTCAAAGGTCGGCGGGATGCCCTCGGGGCCTTGGCCCTTGGCCATCTGCGTCTGCACCTTGGCGTTGTGTCCGGCAATCTCGCCCTCCTCGCGGGCAGCAGCCACGTCGTCGTCGTGGTTCATGCCTTTGTTCACGAGGTCGAACAGCTCCTTGGTGAAGATGCCCTTCAGCACATTACCAGCGAAGTCGAGGCATTTGCCCCAAAGGGTGGTCGCGCCTTCCTCGTCGATGCCGTTGTCGTTGCAGTAGGAACTCAGCTCCTGAAGGCTGACCTGAATGTTGGCGTCTCCCTCCTCACGGAGTTTCTTGCTGTCCTCGATGCCTTTCAGGTACTCGGCTTGCGCGTCGGCCAGCTTCTTCGCCATTTCGGGGTCGTTACGGGCGGCGGTGATGTCCTCGTCGGAGAATCGGGCAAGGAAGCTCTCGATGAAATTCTTGCCTTCCATCATGTCGGCCACCATGCCGCCATATTCGGGATGTTCGTTCACCAGCTTGCGGAAGTTGCCGTCGTTGGTGCGCAGGCGGTCGTATTCGGCGTTGCGCTCGTTCATGCGTCCGTATATGGCTTCCTCGTCCTCATAGTTGTCGTCGGGGAAGTCAGCCTTATAGCGTTCCATGAAGGCTTCGCGGTTGCTTTTCTTGGGAGTTTCCTCCGTCCCCCTCTGAGAGGGGGTGCCGCTTGCGGCGGGGGAGTTTTTCTTTTCTTCTTTCTCTTCCATTTTGCTGAAAATTGAATTTCTGCAAAATTCAGCCACTTTTTTTACGCAAAATCCGTAAAAAGTCAGAAATGATTTATATCTTTGCAGCGCAATTCCCAATCAATGAGGCACCGCGAATCGGTGTATGGGTTCAGGGAACGCTACGACGACCTGAATAATGCTTACAAAAAGGCGTTGTCCCAAGGGAATTACAGTACCCAGTACGACGCTATGGCCGTGGCGGTCAACATGCCCAGCAAGCGTTTTTGGGTTTCCGAGGAAAGACTGGTAGAGGTAATCAACGCCTTCGAGGGCGGCAAGGACTTGCGCGTCAACCCGAAAAGCCCGCGCTACGAGATGTTCACCGAGCTTTACCGCCGCTATCTCGACTACAAAGTGGAGCATCCCGGCCTTTCCAAGATTGAAATCTGCTCCGAAATCATCTACCAGCCCGCGCCCAAGTTCTACATGAAGCCTTCTTGGGCTTTGAAGATTCTGTATCGAGGCCGCGCCAAGCGTCCACGTCATCACCACCATCGCAGAAAGGACGAGACTGTATGAAAGACTGGAACGGAAACAAGAACAGCGTATTCAAGACCATCGGCGCATCCAACCATTCCGACAAGGAACGCGAGTCGCAAGACTACTACGCCACCGACCCCGTAGCCATCGACAAGTTGGCAGCGGTGTACGAAATACCGCACTATGTATGGGAGCCTGCTTGTGGCGAAGGACACCTTTCCAAAAGGCTCATGGAACGCGGGCATCTCGTAGCGTCAAACGACATCATCAATCGCGGCTATGGCGAAGTGTGGTTTGACTTCTTCCACTTCAACAACCTGCCTTATGGCTTCCAAGGAAAGGATAACGTCTGTATTCTCACAAACCCGCAATACAAGTCGGCCACCAAGTTCGTGGAACACGCCATCGAATTGCTCCCGCACGGCCAACCCGCCATCATGCTATTGAAAACAACTGCATTGGAGGGTAAAGGCCGTTGGGAAAGGCTTTACAGCAAGGGTTATCTCAAAGCCGTGTACCAGTTCAAGAAACGCTTGCTTTGCGCCAAGAACGGCGACTTCGACGGAATGAAGGCAGGCGGAGGCAGTGCCGTGTCCTACGCATGGTTCATCTTCGCAGATGACGGAAACAATGAACCACCCAAAATCTATTGGATATGATGAAGCCTAACCAAGTCATATTATATGTGTTAGTGCTGGCCTGTGCTTATTTCGGCTTCAATGCCGATTGGGGCTACATGTCCGGCTCCCCGTGGTGGACGCACCTCACTTTCCACTTCGCCCATGGCAACATCTTCCACCTCGCCGCCAACATGCTGGTGGCGTTCCTTTTGTTGTTCAACCGTAACGATAAGTGGTGGTTGTGGCCCGTGTCGTTCCTTGTCGCTACGGCTTGCTCTTTCATTATCAGCACACCAAAACCCACAGTCGGATTGTCGGGAATGTTGTTCGCCTACTACGGCATCATCTTCCTGAAAGACGGCGCACAATGGAAACCACTCCTGCACACCATCATATACATGGCCGTGTCGAGCCTCTTCGTAACGCGCATGGCCGTGGGGCTTCACTTCATCTGCCTGTTTATCGGTGTGCTAATCGGCGGCTTCATGGATTTGCACAGGGCGATAAGCGGAAAGGTGAAGATGTATGACTGATGAAGAGAGACTGGAAAAGGAAGTACAGCAGATGCTCTTTGAAAACCAAAAGCGTCTGAAGCACCTCGAAGCGGACTACAATCCAATCACGGGCGAAGGTGCCGACATTCGCCATCCCTCCACCAACGAGAACATCTATTGCCGCAAGCGCGTCGAAATCCCCGACCACATCATTCCTGTTGAATGGCTCCCATACGAGACACGGAAAAACCTTCTTTACAAGGCCGTGATGAAATACGGCAGCATAGCCGAGTACATTCGCCAGGAACTCGAAGAGGAACCCGACGATGACATGATTCAGTTTACGCAACGCTCGCTGATTGAAGTACGCTACCGCACCGACCCTTTGTGTTGGTTCTACAACGAATGGCGCATCAAGGACAAACGCGGTCAGACCGAGAACCTATACATTCAGACCAAGGCGCAGGAGATGGAAGAGGACGACGATGATGATGAAATCAATATCAGCAAGTCCGACGAGGACGGTTCACTTATCCCCTTCAAGCTCAACTGCGCCCAGCTCATGTTGCTTGCCGTGCTTGAACGGCAGCGGTTGAAGGGTATGCCTATCCGCATCATCCTTGCCAAATGCCGCCAATGGGGTGGTTCCACACTCATACAGGCTTACGCGGCATGGATTCAGCTGATGCTGAAAAACTCTTGGTATTCGGTCATTGTCGGTCAGGTGGCATCAACGGCAAAGAAAATCCACATGATGTACGAGAAAGCCATTGGCCAGTACTCGCCTTGGCTTTTGAAGCTGCCCGATGGGGAAAAGTTGCGTTTCTCGCAATATGGACGAAGCGCAAACGACTTCCGCATTACCTACGGCTCCGCATCCAGCCCAAAGAACGCGAGGGATGCCGTCGTCACCATCGGTACTTACGAGCATTCCGATTCGTTGCCGAGTGCCGATATAGCCGTGGCGCATTTCTCCGAGTTGGGTTTGTGGAAAACCACCGAGGGCAAGACCCCCGAAGATGTGTTCAAGTCGGTGGCTGGCGGCGTTGGTCCGTTCCCGCTGACCATGATTGCCAGCGAATCAACGCCCCGTGGTAGCGGCAACTTCTTCGCCGAGGAATACCACCGCGCCAAGAATGGCGACAGCGCGTATGAAGCCGTGTTCATCTCCCCTGCCTACAACCCATACGACATCGTGGAGGTGGCCAACAAGAAAGGCTTCGCCCGCTGGATTATCCTCAACAAAGACCGCCGCGACAACCCCGAGGAAATCTTCGGCCACAAAGGAAAGCGTTGCCGCGTGTCCGGCGAATACATTTGGAAGATGTGGACGCTCGGCTCGTCGCTTGAGAACATCATGTGGTATCTCCTGAAGCACCTCGAACTGAGCCGCCACAGCGACATGGCATCCGAGGCCCCCATCGACGACATCGAGGCTTTCAGCAACACCGACAGCCTTGCCTTCGACATGTACGACATCGAGGAAATGGAGCAACGCGACGTGAAAGACCCGGTGAAGGTCGGCGACATCTACTCCGACTACCGCCTTGGCAAGGAGGTGCTGCAAGGCTTCAAGTTCGAGGAGAAGGCATCGGGGACGATGAAGGTGTGGGAAGAGCCGAACCCCGTGTTGATGACCGACCAATACCTTGTCATCGTCGATATTGGCGGCAGGTGGAAGAAGGCCGACTGGAGCGTAATCCGCGTCCTCGACCGCTCCGAGCTTGCCACGGGCGGCATGGAAAAGACCGTGCTGATGTGGCACGGCCATGTGCCGCACGACCATTTGGCATGGAAAGCCGTGCAGGTGGCCATGTGGTACAACAACGCCCTGCTCGTCTTTGAGTCCAACACCCTCGAAACCAAGGACAAAAACCGCGACGTTGAGGAAGGCGACCAGCTGGAATACATCCTTACCACCATCAACCGATCCTACCGCCGCCTCTTCAAACGCCGTTCCAAGAAGTCCGAGGACGTCAACCAACAGGGCGGCTCTTGGAAGTTCGGCTTCCATACCAACCGCGAGACCAAACCGCAAATCGTGGACTACCTCGACGATGCCATCCGCAACAAGAACTACATCGAGCGCGACGCTGGCACCATCAACGAGTTCAAGACCTACGAGCGCATCGACGGCGTGTATGCCGCCATGCCGGGCTGCAAGGACGACCGCCTTATGACGGCAGGCATCGGCCTGCTCATCTCACGCAGCCCGAAATACGGCCTGCGCATACCCAAAGTCCGCGACCGCGGCAAGCTGACCAAGCTGAACCGTCCGCACCACGACTACCACAACCAACACGCAGAAGCATCAATGTAATACCATAAGACTATGAACTGGTTCCAAAAACTACGCCGCTACATCATCATCAAGACGGCAGAATCCTACTACACAAAGATGTCCCGCCAGTGCGTCGAGCTGCACAAGCAGACCCGCCAGCACCACTACATCATCATCGACCCTTGGCTGGGCAAGAAAATCACCATCACCAACCGCGCACAGTTCCGCACCATCAAGCGCGCAATCAACGACAGCGGCACACGCATGATGGTAAAGGACAGGTACGACAACACGCGCAAGCTGACCGACGCACAGTTCCAAATCTCCGACTTCGAGAAGCGTATTCGCGAACTCAAGCACAACCCCGAGAAGAATGCCGAGGCAATCCGCGTCTTGCAGGAGCAAATCGAGGCACAGAAGAAACACTATGCAGAGGCAAAGGAAAGACTGAAAAACGCCGAGGTGATATTCACGGATTCCTCCATGCCCGATGTGCATAGCGGCTGCTTCTATTCATCCATGCTGCAAACCGACTTGGAGAAACTGCAACGCAACCCAGTCGAAAACGAAAGGGCCATACACAAGATGGAGAATGTTATCGAAGCCCGTCGCCGCGCCTACATCAAGTGGACGCTTGAACACGCCAAGATTCGCCAGCGCAAGACCCGCAAGCAACGCCGCGAAGAGCGCATCATCCGTCGCGAACTGAAAGCAATGCAGAAAGGGCAACAAAAAACCCACCGCCAGCAATGACGGTGGGGAAAAACAATCAACTCACCCATGAAAAAGAATCATCTTCTTTGTCCTGTCTGTTGCGATGTCATCGCAACTTATTCGTCAGTCTCGTCTCAAAGTCAACAGTCAGGTAAGAATACCTCTCGTTAGGCTTCAGGTAGGTATATACCACGAAGATGAAATACTGGTAACTCATCCCTCTAAGGGTATTGATGCGCCCGTACTTCACCCCATCCCTGCTGCCATACAACGCCATCTTCACGAAGCTCATGCTCGCATAGTTGGTGTATCGGTGCAGCACCCGCGTCAAGGTCTTGTACTCGTCCGTACCGAAGCGGATAGGCCGCGAAACCAAGTAGCCGTACTGGTACAACTGCTTCACACTGTTCTCTCCCTGCACCTCCATCGTCTTGTATAGCCATCCATCATCGTCTTGAAGGTACATTTCCGTGTAGTTGTTCACGGCGTCACGAATGGGCTTCACTTTCAGCAAGGGTACACCGCTGCTGCGCTGCGCCGGAAGCTCGTTGCCCGGCACGACCTCCACTTGGAAGCTGTCAAGGTTGGTGTATATGATCTGCTTGCTCCACATGCCCGTGTTCATGCTGTAAACATACTGATAGTCAAAGTTGGGGTTCAACAGCAACACGCGGTGATGCGCGTAATCGTAGGCAAGGAAGCCGCTGGCCGCAAAGTCGCGGAAGTCGGTGTCGTCGCTCGTCCGGCCTATCAGGTTGGCGAAGGCCCCAACATGGTAGTCCACATCTGCCAACTCACGCATCGGGTTGAAATGCCTGCCATTCATTGCCTCGCTCAAACAATTGATTTGCGTACCAGCAATGGCCATCACACCACGCTGAGTAAGGAACATCAAAGCCTGTCCCGTCTGCACCAAGGTAGGCTGCGAAAGTCCCCGAGGCTCACGAAGCACATCT